GATAGTTTTAGTAACCTTAATAAATACACGAGACTTTTCAGTTTCAGTAAACTGTACGTCTGTATTGTACAAGCCACGATAGTTTCTATAGGCACGTAGCCACCTATTTTCATCTGCAAATCTAGCGTCCTCTGCTCTATTAAACTTAGAAGTAACGAAAGCGACAACACCTTGCGCATCTAGATCGTCTGTTTCTTGGATGACAGATACTTCGTCTGTCTCAAATAGTTCACCTTGTTCGTTTTCTGTAGCCATATTATTTAATATCCGAATGTTGGGTCAGATGCTTGAAAGCCTGTCCTGTGTGACATGGGGTTATAATCCCATAAAGAACTACGTGGTCTAGTCATTATACCATACCTAAGAGCGTCATACAAGTGATCTTCTGAGTTTGTATCCACGTCTTCAGGGTTCTTCTTGTCTAGAGGTATACCAGGTAGTTGAGCTATCATATTGTTGCAAGTAGAGAAGAACACTAGTCTTGGCTCCTCAGTAAACTCGTCTACTTGCAAACGGCGGTGAAGCTCGTTTTTACCTGCCACCCTTGAACCTTTTGATCTATCAGATGGCCTCCAACGCAAGCCTTTCTGATTCATCTGTTCAGCCAAAGAAGGGCCAGTGTCTCCACGTTTATGCCACAGGGAGCTATCCAACACACCGTACCTGATATTGTCATCTTGTTCTGCATCTAATATCATATCCGCTAAATCTGTTGCCGTAACTCTTGAACAGTACAACTCTCTATATACTATTAGTTGTTCGCTTGGACTCACTGCCAACCAAACAACTCCTGTGTAACTTCCGTAGCCGTAGTCACATGCCCTGAACTTTGCCCAGTTCTTAGGTATGTCGTAAGGCTCGACTACGTGTATCTTTCTGTTAAACTCAGGGAATGCTGCTCCCTCGTTTACATCCCAGTTCCCTTCTAGTAACTGCTTTCTTTGATGCTCTGGCAGTGATAGAAGCATGGCTTCGTAGTCACCACTCTCAGCTAAATAAGGATTATCAAAGAGACTAGCAGGTATGAACCTTCGTTTGAATAGGGGTTGACCAGCTTTGCTATGCCCTTGTGGAAACTTCAGAACCTCACTAGTCTCTATGTCCGTTGCCCAGAATGGCGTGTTAGGCTTTGCTGGGTCAATGAACATCTTCTTAACCCAAGAGTGACCTGGGCCACCTGGGTTTGTAGTTGCTCTCATGTACAGACCTAAGTCTTTGTTAGCACTACGTAGTCGGGATCTCATGTAGTTCCACGAGTAAGGACTGTTCCATTGTGTCAACTCGTCGAATGCTACGTAATTAAACGCCTGACCTTGATAGCGCATTACGTCTGTATCTCTGTCCAAGTACGACATCCAAAGTGTGCCGCCTCTTGGTGTAGTCCATTGCGACTTACGCTCAGACCACTTTATGTTAGGTATTGCTTTAGGGTATAGCTCTTGGCTTTTCTGTATAAGTTCCCTAAGTTCTTCTGTTGTGTGTCTTACAAGTAGTCCACTAAAGTCTGGACTGTTTAAGTTTCTTAACGGATCAGCTAGTGTTGCGTAGCTTTTACCGCCTCCTGCTGCGCCACCATATAATACTTCACGTTCAGAGGATGCTAGATACTGTGTTTGTGGACCAGGATTAGGTTTGAACACAACACTCTGTGCATACTCTACATCATACTCTGGTGGCTTTGCTTGCGCTGGTATAGACTCAATCTTCTTCGTAGGTGTAGGAGCCTGGTCTTTCTTTTTCGAGGATTTCAATTTGGCGTAACGTTTTTTCGAGCCGTTTGGCATACTGGCGTTTAATCGCAGTAATCCTCTTTCGCTTTCTTTCGACATCTAATCTTTTCTTTAGCCCATCGTGTGTTATGCTTCTACCTGACTGTGTAGTTAGCCACGCAGCTACCTGTCTCAAACTGTATTGCTTTACGTGTTTCTTTGCAAGCTCTAGTAGTTCTAACTGTTCTGGGATAGGGTTTAGCCAATCCTCATCCTCTGGGTCTATCTCATATCCGAAAGGAATATTCTTACTTACTTTTGGAATCCTCTGCCACAGCTTTACCTTAAATGGTACTTTGGGCAGTGTCCAGTATTCATATTGTAGAGGTCTTTCACTCGTCAGATTCTGCATTGGTATCCTCTTTAGGTGGTAAGATAAACAAACCTCCTGTAGACTCCACTGATACTTTCTCTGTTTTTACTACACCTGCACGATCAAGTATCTGACCTGCAGCCATTAGTGTTTCTTTTATTCCTAGCTGGGTAGGATCGTCCAAAGCCCTACCATAAGCGACTGCAGCTTTGGGTCCAATCCTTGACATGTACGTTTTAGTAGCATCAAATATCTCATCCTTCAAACCCTCCACTATAGATGTAGTGGGAGTGTTGTTACTATAACCTGCTAACTTTTTAGCTGTAACAACATCCCCACCTGCTTCCTCAAATAGAACTTCTAGGAACTTAGTTTGTTTCTCATTTAAAGTTCGTGTCATTTTACTTTCCTGTAGGCTCTGGTTTTTTTTGCGATCTTCTTAGGTTGAGCCACATGCTGCTTACCTGCCTTAGTGCCTTTTCGCTTTGCTCTGGTTGTAGCGGCATACTCAGCAGGGCTAAGAGACTTAATAGCCGCACTAGGTAAATAACGCTCACCAGTTTTAGCACTAGGCTTCCCACTTTTAGTTCGCCATTTTTGTTTTGTCCATGACTTTAAACTTCTTTGAGACTTCTTGAGTGCCATATCACACTTTCATTCCGCAGTCACATCCGCACTTGCCGTTACATAGACATCTCCAGTTAAGGATAGCCCTAACCAATCTTTTAACGTAACGCTTCATTTATACCCTCCACCTGCTTTTTTGTAAGCAGAGGCCAACATCTGTGCTTTACGTGCTGACCACTGTCCTGGTTTACCGCCCTTGCTACCAGCTTTTATTCTGGCAAACTGACGTTTACGCATGGCTGGCTTAGTGTAATTACCAGCTTTGTTTACTGTAGATTTACTTTTAGCCATGAGTTATATTTATGTAAATGGAGTTGCTGCAGTACCGTCACCGAATAGGTGTCCTGTTACTACCCACTTAGAATCAGTGATACATGTGTACTTAATCATACCACCAATAAAGCGTCCTTTAGTGTCACCGTCAGCTACGATCTGGTGATCTGCTGCTGCAGGAGAAACAAACGCTAGAGTGTCGATGTTTTCGTTTAGTGCAGCTAAACCACCGACTTCATCTTTGTCGATAATAGTGATCATACCTTGTAGTGTATCTGAAGAACTTGCTGCATCAATTTGCATTGTTCCTGTAAATGTTGTACCTACATGAAACTCATATGTTAGTCCTGCTGTTGCTGCAGGTAAAGTTACAGTAATACCAGCAGCCCTGTTAAGAGTAAAGATAGTTCCTGACTCTGCTGCTGTTACTGTTTTAGTTGAATCAGTAATACTTGTTACTGCTGCCTTGATAGTAGTGAGGGTGATTGGTGTTTCGTATACTTCAATACCCTCTTGCCTTGTTGCCGTTGCTGACATTATTTGTCTCCTTTATAAAACATTCCAGACTGTCTGTAGTCTTTATTTCCGTTGTTAATCATGCCGCCTCTGTTCTTGAAGCCCATTTTGTTTCGTACTGCTGCAGGGAGTTTACCTAAACCTTTGTTTCCTGCAGGCACATCTTTTAGTTGTCCACCTTCAGACATACCCATAGCTGGGGCTGTACCCATCGTCTTTTTAGGTTTACGTTGTTGTTGACCCATCATCATGCTACGCTGCCTCTCTTGATCTGCTTGTGTAGGATTGTACATAGGTTGTATAGGGTTTATAACGTTTGCGTTTTTGGTTCTCATAACGCTACCCTTTCATAAGCTTATAACCTTTGGCTTTTGCTGCTGCACGAAGACTAGCTAAAGTCATACCTGTTTTACCGCCATTAGCCATTCCCTTTTTCTTCATGGTTTTGACTTTTCCACCGTTAGCCATTCCCTTTTTCTTCATAGCTCTGACTTTACCGCCATTAGCCATCTTTTTCATTTTACCGCCTTTAGCCATGCCTTTTTTCTTCATAGCCATTTTACCGCCTTTGGCGTAGCCTTTTTTCATTTTGCCGCCTCTAGCCATACCTTTTTTCTTCATCTTATTTCCATGCATTGCCATGATATTAGTCCTCACTGTATAGATTGTTAAACACTCGTTGCGTATCCCAAACGTACTCTACGTCCTGCTTAGAGTGAAATATGTTTTGGTTAGGTTTAAAGTCGGGTGCACCTTCGCCAGCTTCAAACCATGCAGGGTGAGTTACCCTCACTCTATTATTAGGCAACGCAACCATGTTGCCAGTATATTCACCTGCATCTAATAACTCCAACACATGTGATTGTTTGTGCTGCGCTGGGTCATCTGCTACCTCACTCTCTGTGTAGTCAACAGTGAAGTAATACTTTGCAGGATAAAACTCATTGTCTATCTTAGCTATCCACGGTGCAGGGCTTGCCCTGTTAATCACGTAAACGGAGTGTTCATGCGACATGCAATCCCACGGCTGCGCTAAGTAAGGTGGAAGTTCTTGGGGCCACTCCTCTAAAGGGGTATCTGCAACGAGCGCAGTTAGCGGCATTCTAGCCCAC